TGAAGGAACTATCAAGGTTGGCTCAGATACTTTGGGCGAACTAAGATCATTTTCTTTAGAAACTACTGCTGAAACTATTGAAGATACTTCAATGGGAGATTCAAGCAGAACATACAAAGTTGGACTGAAAGCATTTTCTGGTACAGCTTCTGTATTTTGGGACGAAGCAGACACAGGACAAGTAGCTTTAGTAGTTGGTACTGAAGTAACCCTAAATCTATATCCTGAAGGTGCAACCACTGGAGATAAATACTTCACAGGTAGTGCAATTTTAATTGGTAAAACTGTTAGTTCATCTTTTGATGGCATGGTTGAGTCAGAAATTTCATTTACTGGAACTGGTGCATTAACAGAAGCAACAGCAGATTAATATATAACATAAGGAAGAAATAGAACATGAGTGTAATAGATAGAGTTAAAGAACATTTTGAATCACAAGGGGTTAAGAAAATTAATGTTGCCGAGTGGGGCGAGGAAGGACAACCTTTAGTGATTTATTGCAGTCCATTTACATTGGGCGAAAAAAGAAATCTATTTAAAGGTGCTAAGTCAGATGATTTAGGAGTTTTAGTAGATGCTATAATGTTAAAAGCTAGAGATAAAGATGGAAATAAAATCTTTAAACTAGACGATAAACATACTTTGCTTAACAAAGCTGACCCTGATGTTATTGCTAATGTAGCAACAGAAATGTTAAACACAACTTCATTAGAGGAAGCCGAAAAAAAGTAAGATACGATCAAGAGTTGTTTTCCATACTTACTCTTGGGGAAAGATTAAAAAAAAGTATGGAAGAAGTGTTGGCTATGACAGAAGAAGAATTCTTTTACTGGATAGCTTATTTTAAAGTGAAGGCAGACAAGGAAAAGTTACATGGCACAAGAACGAGTCCAAATCCGCCTGGACGCAGTAGATAATACTAAAAGGGCTTTTAAAAGTTTAAATAAAAATACTGATAAAGTTAAAAAAGCTTTGTTCAGTTTAAAAGGAATATTAGTAGGGATCGGTGCTGGAATTGCTCTTAAAAGTGTTATTGATGTAACTTCAAGATTTGAAGATTTAAGAGATTCTTTATCTGCTGTATCAGGTTCTGCTGAAAAAGGTGCTAAAGCTTTTGCGTTTATACAAGACTTTGCTTTGCGATCTCAATTTAGTGTTGAGGATTTAACCACTTCTTTTATTACATTAAAAGCTTCAGGAATAAAACCTACTGAAAAATTATTAAGAGTATTTACAGACACTGCCTCAGTTACTACAGATCAATTAGGAACTTTAGAAGCATTAACAAGAGTATTTTCTCGTGGTGTTCAGGGTGGGTTGGGTCTTGAAGAATTAAACCAAATTGCTGATAGAGGTGTTCCAGTATTTAGATTGTTAAAAGAAGAACTAGGTATAGGTCGTTTGGAAATAGCTAAATATGGTCAAACAACAGAAGGTGCAAGAAAAATACTAGATGCTTTAGAAAAAACATTAGGAACTGCATTTAAGGGTGCAACTGCACAAAAACTTGATAATTTATCTACTTCTGGTTCAAACTTAGGAATAGCTTTTAGAAATTTTCAAGATGTTATAGGACAATCAGGATTAGGAAAAGGAGTTACAGCTTTATATGATTCTTTAAGCAAACTTTTAGTAGCATTAGTTCCTGTAGGAAATGTATTAGGATTTATTACTGGGGTTATAGGAAAAGGATTATCATTAGCAGTAGAAGCTATAGTTATTCAATTAAAATTTTGGATTAAACTATTTAAAGAACTTGGACAAATAATATTTGCTTTGATTAAAATGGCATTAAAACCATTTGAAGGAATTATACTTAAAATTAAAAAAGCTTTTATAGTTTTAAGAGATAGTATTAAAACTATTGTAGAAAAAACATTTGTTAAATTACAAGAAGGAATACAATTAATTATTAATAAATATCAAGAATTAAAAGAATTGTTAGGAATAGTTCCTGACACTGTAGCAATTACAGTTGTAAAAGAACAAATTGATGAATTAGCCAAAGCAATAGAAGAATATAAAAAAGCATTTGAAGCATCTTTTGGTGGACAGGTATTAATTCAAGCACAAGCATCATTAGATAAAATGAAATCTACTTTTGAAAATATAAATCAGATACTTGCTAAGACTGCTATTGATGGAATAGGTGCTTTATCTAAAGGAATTGCAGAATCTATTATATTAGGAAAATCTTTAGGAGATAGTTTTAGACAATTTGTTCAACAAGCCATTGTTAATGCTCTAGCTTCTTTAATCCAATTTTATGCAACTAAATTATTAATTTATGCTATTGAAAAATTATTTGGCATTGAAATACCTAAACAAGTTGATTTAGAAAAAAGAAAATTAGATGTTTTAAGAAAACAAACATCAGAACTTAAAAAACAAGCTATTCTTCAATTAATTATTACTGCACTTGGTGGTGGCGGTGGTGGTTTTAGTTTTGGTGCAGAGGGTGGTGGAGTTAAAAAAGAAAATAGAGCAAATGGCGGAAGCACTAGAGGTATGAACCCTTACATAGTTGGAGAAAGAGGAAGAGAATTGTTTATTCCTTCTTCTGATGGAACAATTGTACCAAATCACGAAATGGGTGGTTTAGGTTCAACTAATATTAATTTTACAGTACAAGCAACAGATGTTAAGGGAGTTCAGGAGTTATTGATTGACAATAGAGCAACAATAACAAATATAATTAACACAGCTTTAAACCAAAAAGGCAAACCAGCATTAGTATAATATGAGCGGACAATTTCCTACATCTCCAGTTGCTAATTCAGCAAACATTAGATCACTTCAAAGAACTATTGTTAGTGTAACTACTTCAGGAAGAAAACAAGCTAGACAAATTGACGGACAAAGATTTGCAATTACTTTAGATTTTCCACCAATGACTAGAGCAGAGTTTGCACCTATCAAAGCATTTATAATGAAACAAAGATCACAGTTAAATAATTTTACAGTTATTCCACCTATTGTATCAGATGCACAAGGTGTGGCTTCTACTGTTATCTCAACTGATGCTTCCATATCTGCTGGTGCTACTACTTGCACAGTAGATGGCATGACAGTTTCTACTAACGGAATATTGAAAGCTGGAGATTACTTTAGATTCACAGGACAGGAAAAAGTTTATATGGCAGTAGAAGATTTAAATGCAGATGGTTCAGGAGAAGGAACACTAACATTTGAACCACCTTTGCGAAGTGATGTTGCAGATGACGCAGTTTTAATTTATGATGATGTTGATTTTACTGTTACCTTAGTAAATGATGTTCAAGAGTATAATTTAGGAGTTCAAGGTTATTACAGTTACGAAATTGATGTAGCAGAGAGTTTATAATGGCTAGAGGATTAACGACAGCAGTTAATAATGAACTTGCTACAGACGCATTAAATCCAGTTACCTTACTCTATCTTAATGTTGGTTCAGGTTATAGATTTACCGATCATTACAAAAACATAACTTACGATTCTAATACATACACAGCTTCATCTTTATTATTAGGAGTTACTTCAACTTCTGAATCTTCTGAGATAACAGTAAGTAATTTAACTTTACAATTTACTGGTGCAGATCAAACCATCATATCTTTATTTTTAAACAATCAATATTTAGAAAGAGAAGTAGAAGTTTATAAAGGCTTCTTAGATGCCAACCAAGCTGTAATTGCTGATCCATTTTTATTATTTAAAGGTAGAGTAGAAAGCTTTGGTATCAATGAAACTTTAGATAGTTCTGATGTAGATATTGTGGTTACTTCTCATTGGTCAGACTTTGAAAAAATAGAAGGAAGAAAAACAAATACTAACTCACAACAATTACATTTTGTTAATGATCAAGGGTTTGAATTTGCTTCACAAACAACACAAGATATTAAATGGGGTAGAGCATAATGCAAGATGTAGTAGATTTATTTAGAAAATTTAAAAAGTATGACTCTATGGAAGATGCTGATTTAAGATTATATTTAATGCCTTCATTTAATTTAAGACAATGTAAAAAGTTTTATGATGGAGATGAGTTAATAGGTTTTGTTAATTGGGCTTACCTACATAACATTACAGAAAAAAGATTTAAAGTATCAGGTAAGATTAAACCTAATGAATGGAAGTCAGGCAATAATATTTGGTTGATAGAAATAGCATCAGTTAAAAATACCTTTTCTATGATGCGTTGGGTTTATAATAACTTTAAAGATATTCTTAATGTAGGAGAGTCTATCAACTGGTTAAGAACTGACTCTAATATTTATAGAGTTGGTAAAAAGATTAAAAGGGAGTTTCATATATAATGGGTGGTGTAGTAGATGCGATTGTAGGTTTAGTTGAAGGGTTTATCTCTTGGCTTATTCCTATGCCTGAGATACCTGAGTTTGACTCTCCTGAAGAAGAAAAGGGTGTCTTAATAAACAAATCATCTAACAACGCACAAATCCCAGTTGTGTATGGAACAAGACAAATAGGTATTACTAGAGTTCTAATGGAGTCTAGTGGTGCAGATAATAACTATCTTTATATTGCTGGGGTACTTTGTGAGGGAGAAATAAATGCAATTACTTCTATTACTGTTGATGACAAAGAAGTTACTTTTGATGGTGCATTAACTCATGGCACAGTTAGAGAAGTTGATTCTTCAGATGCTAATTTTTATAAAGGCTCATCACATATTCAAATACAATCTTTTATGGGTAAAGATGACCAAGTAGCTTCAAGTGTTTTATCTACTTTGACTAACTGGACTTCTGAGCACAAACTATCAGGAGTGTCTTATGTTGCTTTAAGATTAAAATGGAATCAAGATATTTTTGGTAATATTCCAACGATCAAAGTAACAGTACAAGGAAAAAAAGTATATGACCCAAGAACAGACAGCACAGCTTTTTCTTCTAACCCAGCTTTATGTTTATTAGATTACTTACGAGATGGCAGATATGGAAAAGGATTACCTGACTCAGCTTTTGAATCAGACTTTGCTTCTTTTAAAACTTCTGCCAATACTTGCGAAACACAAGTAGAACCATATTCAGGTGCTAGTGATATTAATTTATTTGATACCAATGCAGTTATAGATACATCACAAAAAGTTATTGAGAATGTAAAGAAACTCTTAAACCCTATGAGGTCTTTTTTTACTTACACTCTTGGAGTTTATAAACTTCAAATTGAAGGAACAGGTTCAGCAGTTAAAACTATTACTTCTGCTAATGTAGTAGGTGGTGCAAAAGTATTAGGAGAACGAAAGGGGAACAAATATAATCGGGTTATAGGAACATTTATTAATCCTGAAAAGAATTGGCAATCAGATACTATAAACTATCCACCAGCAGATGATTCAGCCTTACCAGTAGCTGATAGACACGCAACAATGCTAACTGAGGATAATGACACCCTATTAGAAGGTAATTTTGATTTTAAGAACATTACCAGTCCTTATCAAGCAGAAGCATTATGTGAAGTTATTTTAAGAAGATCAAGAAACCAATTACAAATACAATTACGATTAACTTCTGAATTTTTAGATTTATCTATTGGAGAGATTGTAGCGATTACTTATCCTAGTGGTGGATTTAATGCTAAACCATTTGTAGTACAGGGATTAACTATTAATGAAGATTTAACTGTTGATGTACAATTATTTGAACACCAAGATAATTTTTACGCATGGAGTACCAAGTCACAAGCACCAACGATACCTGATACCACTCTACCCAATCCCTTTACTGTACAACCACCAGCTAGTGTTACATTAGATGACCAACTTATTGAATATAATGATGGTACTGTTATCGTTGCTTTAAATATAACAGTAGGTGCTTCTCCTGATAGCTTTGTTGATTACTACCAAGTGGAATATAAACTAGCTTCTGATACTAACTATATTATCTATGCACAAGGTTCAGGATTAAATCATAGAGTCTTAAATGTAATTGACCAAAATGTTTATGATGTAAGGGTTAAAGCAGTTTCAAGTATTGGTTCTAGTTCAACTTATGTAACAGCAACAAGAACTATTATTGGTGCTATTGAACCACCACAAGATGTTGAAGATTTTTCTTGTAATATTTTAGGACAAGAAGCACATTTATCATGGACACAAGTACCAGATTTAGATTTAGCATACTATCAAATTAGATATTCTTCTTTAACAGATGGAACTGGAGATTGGGCAAACTCTGTATCTTTAGTAGAGAAAGTATCAAGACCAGCAACTTCAATTAACGTACCAGCAAGAGTCGGAACTTATTTAATTAAAGCAGTTGATAAACTAGGAAACTTTAGTTCTAATGCAACAGCTATTATTTCTAATGTTACAGGGATTCAAAATTTTAATACAATAACATCAGTATCAGAACACCCAGATTTTGATGGAACATTAACAAATACAACAATAGTAGATGGTACATTAAGATTAGATTCTTCTGAATTATTTGATTCAGCTAGTGGAAACTTTGATGCAGAAACAACTAGATTCTTTGATTCAGGTGTAACTAATGCAGACTTCTATGCAAGTGGTAATTACTTATTTGCAGATATAGTTGATATAGGTGCTAAACATACTTGCAGACTTACAGCTAGTTTAAAACAAACTTCTGATGACCCAGATGATTTATTTGATAATAGATTAGGTTTATTTGATTCTCAAAATTCTAGTTTTGATGGAGATACACCAGCTAACTCTAATGCACATATTGAGATTGCAACAAGTGATGATAACTCTACTTACACAGCTTTTCAAAACTTTGTAATTGGTAATTATACTGCTAGATACTTTAAATTTAGAGTTGTTTTAACTTCAAGTGATTTAGCTTCAACTCCTGTGGTAGAAGAAATATCAATTTCAATAGATATGGAAGATAGAATATTTAGT